AACTTTTTATCCCCATGAAATTAGCACAACGCAGACAAGGAATATCTCCAGCCGCCCTCGGCGCGCTGATGGCAGGTGACGTTAAGAACTTCATGGCCGCCTCCACCGTGGGCGGCATCGAAGCGCAGGAGAAAGCCGGTCAGTTGGAGCAGGCGGAAAAGCAAACGCTGCCGCTCGACTTGGGCCAGCGTTACGGCGGCAGTGCCGACGAGGCGCGCAAGCCCTGGGAGAAGCTCGGCTTCAAGTTCGGCAAAAAGGTCGATGATATTTTCGTCGAAGCGACGTTCCCGAATGGATGGAAAAAGCGGCCCACCGATCACAGCATGTGGTCGGAGATCGTGGATGAGAAAGGCCGCAAACGCGGTGCCATCTTCTACAAGGCGGCGTTCTACGACCGCAGCGCGAACGCGTATCTGGAGCGGCGCTTTAGCGTCCGGGAAACCTACGAAGGGCCGAAACTGATTCAGATCGTCGATGCCTGCGGCGAGGTGAAGCGCGAGATTGCGGGCGACGACACGAGCAACCTTCAAGGCGACGCGTTCCACGTGGCGTACGAGGGCAACCGGGCCAAGGCTTCGGAATTGGCCGCGTGGCTGAGTGCGAACTATCCCGACTGGCAGAACCCCACGGCCTACTGGTCGTGAACGAATCTCCCATGCCACTGCCTACACACAGAGCACCCACTTTCGACGAGTTGCGTGATCGCGTTGCCGAACTTGAACGCGCGCTCACTGAAGAATGCGAAATTGTCGAGCGGAGCGGTTCGCGCACTTACCTTGAGATGAAGGCTCCAGCAAAGCTGGAGCGACTTGATACGTGGAACGAGATACTCGGTCGCCCGCGCCACGAGCGCATCAAATAGAACGAAATGAACGTCGAAGACTACCAACGGCTCTGCCACGAGAAACGCGCTTCGGAATTGTTGCGCACACTGACCCGACTGGAGGCGTTCCCGTGTGTGGACATCCACCGCGAGCGTGATTATCACGTCGAAGGCGCGACCGGCGAAGACACCGCGCAATGGGAGGTCCACATCAGCGCGGGTCGGAAACGCATCGAGGTTAAGCGCGCTGACCTCGGCCACGCCATCATTGAGGCGGCGCACCAGGCCGAAGAAATCGCAACCGCTGAATGGCAGCAACGTGAGGCGCAACGCACCGCCGCGCTCGCGAAACTTTCACCTGAGGAGCGCAAGCTCTTGGGCGTGCGGTGAACGAACCTAGCGTTTTCACGAGCGAACCGCCCGCTCCGTCCGTCCGTCGTCTCACATCCTCGCAACTTTACCGATGAGCACCGAACCAATCCCCACTGGGGACAGAATGGTCTATTGGGTGGCAAGCGAGAGCGTGCCGGGAAGGCGCTACCGGGTTGATCTCGTCGCGAATGGCGGCGCGGGCCAGTGCGATTGTCCTGACTTTCGCACGCGCCGCCAGCTGGCGATTGACGAAGGCGAGGAGAGTTGGGGCCGCTCCACGAGCTGCAAACATACACGAAAGGCAGCTCGCTATTTCATGCGCGAACTCTTCGCCGCACTGGCCCAAAGCGAATCCAAGCCACCTGCCGAACACCATGCTCCAACGACGAACCCCACTCCATAGAGGCGGACCGATCCAGCGCCGCACGCGCCTCTCGGCCATCAGCGAGCGCCGCAAGCTGGCGCAGTACGAATACGGCAAAAAGCGGAAGAAGTTCCTGGCCGCGCGCCCCAAGTGCGAGCGGTGCGGGACGGCGAACTCGCGCGATGTGCATCACAAAAACGGAAGATACGGGAGCGCCTATCTCGACGAGAACACGTGGATGGCGCTCTGCAGAAAATGTCACGACTGGGTTCACCAGCACCCGAGGGAAGCGCGCGAACAAGGGCTGCTCAAATGAGTTTCAACCTAATCCACGGCAACTCGCTCGAGAAACTCCGGGATCTGCCCGACGATTCGGTGGAATCTTGCGTAACCGATCCTCCCTATGAACTCGGCTTCATGGGGAGAAAGTGGGACGCCTCGGGCATCGCCTACAACGTGGAGCTTTGGCGGCAAGTTCACCGCGTGCTCAAGCCCGGCGGCCACCTCGCTGCGTTCGGCGGGACGCGGACCTATCACCGGATGGCCGTCGCGATTGAGGACGCCGGATTCGAGATTCGGGTGAGCTTCATCGGGATCGACATGACTGCGGAGTATATCCCGATAGCACGCGCCCGAATCGATGAAGCGCGCGGCGATCTCTTTGTCTTTTCGGAGAAAAATACATGAACACGCCCATCAAATTCTTCGTCCCCGGCATCCCGGCCCCTGGCGGCAGCAAGCGCGGCTTCGCCCTCAAGAAAGGAGGCGTCTACACGGGCCGAGTCATCATCACCGACGACGCAGGTCAGCGGAACAAGGACTGGCGCCAAGCGTGCGTGACCTTTGCGCACGAAGTCAGGCCGGAGACTCCGTTGCGCGGGGCGCTGCGCGTTAACTTCTCGTTCGTGATGCCGCGGCTCAAGGCTCACTTCCACACCTCAAAGGCGAAGCTGGGACAACTCCGCGAGGACGCTCCACTGTACCACGTCAGCAAGCCGGACAAGACGAAGCTCACGCGCTCAACCGAGGACGCATTCAAAGGGATCCTTTGGGCGGACGATTCGCAGATCGTAGAGGGGCGCACGACGAAGTATTACGGCCCGCAGCCGGGCTGCCACGTTGAGGTTGTGCCGCTCGAAGGAGCATGCGCGGAGGTCAAGTCGCGCGATGCCAGCTTTCGTTCACTGGAGGCTAAATGAATGAGTTGGCACTTTTCGCAGGCGCTGGTGGTGGCATGCTCGGAGGCAAACTCCTTGGATGGCGCAACGTCGGAGCCGTGGAGATTGGACGATATCAACGTGGGGTCATTGCCCAAAGACAGAACGACGGCCAATTCGATCCTGCGCCAATTTGGGATGACGTTACAACTTATCGCGCCGACAACCCTGAATGTTCAGAGCACATCCAAATCATGCGAGGCATTAGAGACAGCCTCGTCATTACTGGAGGGTTCCCATGCCAAGACATTAGTATTGCAGGAGGAGGAGACGGTCTCGAAGGACTTCGAAGCGGCCTGTGGCGAGAAATGGCACGCATCATTGGCGAAATTCAACCCGCTTTCGTCCTCGTGGAAAACTCGCCAGAGCTTACTCATCGGGGAGGAATTCGAGTCGTTGGAGACTTTGCCCGATTGGGGTATGACACACGGTGGGGAATTATGGGCGCTCACGAGGCCGGCGCACCTCACTTCCGCAATCGAATCTGGATTTTGGCCCACGCCGAACGTTTGCGGTGGTGGAAATTCTCCAGTCCACTTGAAGCCGAAAGGAAACCACTTCGTGAGGAGATCGGGAGCGAAGGCCCAGTTATCGCTAGACCAAGCAGTAAAATTAGTGCAGGTGGGGGCTATCCCCACACCACGGGCAAGCACGGGCAAGCACGGGATTGCATGGGTGCGAGCGGAGAACGGCGATCATCGGCACAATTTGGAGGATTGGCTTGCGACGGTATGGCTGAGGGAGGGCAATATACGAATCGCTGGTATGAACGTGAACCCGAACTGGCAAGACTGGTTGATGGGATGGCCAATCGGACACACCGACTTAATGCCTCTGGAAATGGCCAAGTTCCAGCAGTGGTTAGACTCGCATGGGAAACTTTGAAACCGTGATCACAAAAATCCAGCGCCGGCCCCGCCGGGGCAACTTCAACTGCGGCGCCCTGAAGGACAACCGCGACGCCAAGCTGCTCCAGCGGCAGCGCGCCGTGTGCCTGGCGGTCGCCCGCGCCGTCGCCGAGCGCTTCAACTACACGCTACCGCAACTCTTGTCCCCTGCGAAGCACAAGGACATCGCACGGGTCCGGCTGATGGCGATGGTGATCGCGTCCGATCTCTCCGGGGCGAGCGAACCCGAGGTGGCCCGCGCGTTCAACCGTAAGGACCACAACTCGACGCGGCACGCGAAGAAGGTGGCGGCCGAGACGTTCTCACGACCGGAGTGGGTGCCCTGCTTCAAGGAGACGAAGGCGGTTGCGTTGGCGGCGGTGAAGGAGGCGAAATTATGAGCAAACTGGCGATTTCCGGGGAATACCCCGCTGACTGGCCGGAGATAGGCGCCAACGCAGGCGATTTCCGCCCGCCCCCCTACCAAGACCCCGACCGGGGCGAGTTCTCGCGAAATTGATAGGCAGGACGGCAAGCCAGCCCCCGCGCCGTCTCCCGCCGATCCCTCGCAGTTGAGCCTTTTTTGACCGGACCGCGAAAAAGTGGTTGACGGGTTGCGCACAAGTCCCCAACTTCACCGCCAATCCGGGGCGCGTCGCCTCGGGGAAACTCATTAAGCTCATGAAAACTGTTTCAACTCCCGGCCCGTGGCAGGCAACGCAGTTCCTTGACTGCGCGCAGCAATTCAAAATCAGCGACACATCCGGTTTTCTCATCGCGAATGTTGGGATTCAGCATTTGCACGCACGCGAGAACGAGAACAGCGCCAACGCGCACCTGATCGCCGCCGCGCCTGAGTTGCTGGCCGCACTAAAGTCACTGACTCATCCCGACGGGCTTTCCAGTCTCAATATGCTTGCCAATATGCAGGCTGCGCGCGTCGCCATCGCCAAAGCGGAGGGCCTTGCATGAACGCCCCCAAGCCCACCACCACCCCCCTGCGCCATCTCTCCCCCGAGACGCTGGCCGCGTGCCGGAAGGTCGCCGCGTTCGCCGAACTGCGCGAGCAAGTCGAATCGCCCGCCCGCCCCGCCACCCTCTCCGAAAAGGACGCCGCCCTCACCCGCGCCCAACTCGTGTTAAGCGAAACCCTCGGCTACCTCCAAGAGTTGACCGCCGGCACCCGCAGCACCCGCGCCGCCGACGCCATCTCCGAAATCCACTCCACCCTCACCCAGATCAAGGAGGCGCTGTGAACGCTCCTCTTCTAGACCCGAGGGAATATCAGGTCCGCCAATATAACGATGGTTGGTGGTCAATTTGCTTTTACTTTTACAATGAACAATGGGGGCAATTTCGCGGGCCATTCAAAACCGCAGCCGAAGCCGAGCTAGATTGCGCCAACGTAGTGAACCGCTTCAAAAAAACGCCATGACCCATTCCGCTTACTGCCTCCACTTGCTGCTCTGCATCCAGCGCGCCCAAGCCTCCGGATTCGTCCACCTCGCCGCCGCGCTCCGGACTCTGTTGGAGGAGGCCGATCAAACGGGTCCAGCATGAAAACACCTCCATCAACGGAAGCTCGCGCCGAATGGCTTGAACAGGAAGCCGAAGCGTTCTGGGCTGTCGCCACCAACGAGGAAGATAAGTTGCGAGCGCGCCGCATGCATGAGTGCGCTGCCGAGTTGCGCCGCTTTCACCGGATGAAAATTCGGTTTCGCGACCAACTCAAACCGCTCCGCAAGTCCTGACCATGGCCCTCTTCCTCTCCGGCTTCGCCCTCGGCCTCTTCCTCGGCGTGACGGGCGTGGACATCGCGCCGCAGCCACGAAACCCGCACCGCTTCAAAAACTGCCTATAGGCAAAAATTGCCGGGTCCTTCCGGCATCAAAACGGTTGGAGGCAACGTGAGTGCGCTTTTTCGCTAGCGATAAAAAGGCCGAAGGGCGCTCCCCACGCGAAAAACTCGAAAATGTCGGGCCGACGCGCGTCAGGGGTTGATTGCACAATCCGTTGACCAAACCAAAATCTGTCGAGCTTAATCCAATTCATGCCCGGTAAAATCGTCAGCAAAAAGGACCTAGCGGCCATCATGGGGAAGGCACCGCAGACGTTAACCATCTGGCAAAACGAGGGGATGCCCTACCGGAAAGGGGAGGCGGTCGGGGATGAAAACCAATACGACACGTCGGACGTGATCGACTGGTATGTGAGGCGGCAAACGGGCCGCGTGGACCCGAACAGCGAGAAGGCGGCGCTTTTGAAGGAGCAGGCGGAAGCGGCGCGGCGAAAGAACCTCATCGCGAAGGGTGGCATCATCGAGATTTCGGCGTTGAAAATCGTGTTGGGGCGGTTCTGCGGGGCGCTTCGGCAAAAGATCGTTGCGTGCGGGATGCCGAAGGAGGAGCGACAGGCGCTCTTGAAGGACATTCAGGCGATGGAGATGGCCGACTACCAGAACATGAACCAAGACGAGGAAAACGCCGATGGTAGCAGCGCCGCTTAACGACCCCGAGAGGATCGTGTGGGATATTCTGCGCGGGGCGTTCCATCCGATTCCGGCGATTCTGGTTTCCGAATGGGCCGAGGAGCATCGGTATATGTCGCCCGAGACGTGCCCTGAACCGGGTCGTTATCAGTGCGACCGATTACCCTACCAGCGCGAGCCGATGGATGCGCCCCTTGACGAGAAAGTTAGTGAAACGGTGCTTTGGTGGGCCAGCCAGCTCGGGAAAACGGAATGCCTCATCAACACGGCTGGGTATTTCATGCACGCGGATCCTTCACCGCAGTTGATGATTCAGCCGACAGACACGCTTGCTGAGGCGTACTCGAAAGAGCGGATTGCGCCTGCGATTCGGGACAGCAAGGCACTCCGCGGGCTTGTGAAGGACCCGCGCACGCGGGATTCGGGCAATACCGTGCTCGCGAAGCACTATCCGGGGGGCTCCTTTGTGCTGGTCGGGGCGAACGCGCCTGCGGGGCTTGCGGGCAGGCCGCGGCGCGTGGTGATGCAAGACGAGATTGATCGCTATCCTCCGAGCGCCGGGACCGAGGGCGACCCGTGCGCGCTGGCAGACAAGCGCGCGGAGAACTTCCGCAATGCGATCAAAATCAAAACATCAACAGGGACGGTCAAGGGACTATCGAAAATCGAGACGCTGTTTGAGCAGTCCGACAAACGGAAGTGGCACGTGTGCTGCCCGAAGTGCAAATACGAATTCGTGTTGATGTGGGCACACGTCCAATGGAACGACGAAGAACCGGAAACCGCGTGGATTGAGTGTCCCGGGCGAAAATGCCGCCTCGACGATGATGACCGCGTTGCGATGGTGCGCGCCGGGCGCTGGATGGCTACGGCGACATTCCGCGGTGTGCGCGGCTACTGGCTCAACGGTCTAAATAGCCTTTTCGGCCATCAAAAGGGCTACGCATCGCGGATTCACCAATTCGTAGCCGAGTTCCTAAAGGCGAAGGATGGCGGCGCGCAGACGTTGCGCGTCTGGATCAACACATTCCTGGCTGAAACCTATGAAGAGGACGCGGAGAAAATTGATGGGAATGACATCCTTAAGCGCGCCGAAGAATACGACCCTCAATCGTTGCCGGAACAAATTCTGGTTCTTACAGCCGGCGTCGACGTGCACCGCCTGCGCATTGAGCTCGAGGTGAAGGGCTGGGGTGTGGAGGAAGAGTCGTGGGGTATTCGCAAATTGGTGTTCGAGGGCGATACTGAAAAAGATGAGGTTTGGGCGCTGCTTGACAAAGCATTGTTGGAGACCTTCACGCGGGAGGATGGATTGGAGATGAAGATTGATCGCGCCTTCATTGACATGGGGCATAAAGATAAGCGGGTGCTCGGATTTTGCACCCCGCGGCTTAATCGCGGAGTGTTTCCCTGCCGCGGTGTGAATCGAATCGGGCTTAACCCGCCACCACTGCTGCCGGCTAAGCCGAGCCGGAATAACAAGGCCCGAATTCCCCACTGGAATGTCGGGGTGACGGTGGCAAAAACTGCGATCTACGACCGGCTCGCGTTGCCGATTCCGGAAGCACGCTCAATGCACTTCCCCAAGGGCGAAGGCTATGGAGTGGACTATTTCAAACAGCTCACAGCCGAGAAACGGAAGCGAAAGTTCCAGTTCGGGCGCCCCTATTTTATCTTCGAAAAAGAAAACAATGCAGTGCGGAATGAGGCGCTGGACTTGAATGTTTACGCCTTGGCCGCTTTGCACTCGCTTGCGCCCATCCATTGGACGAAACTGGAGGCCAATTTGAAGAAGCAGGCAAAGGCGCAGGAGGCGGCGAAGGCCGCGCAGATGGTCGTGGAGCAGATGAAATCTAAGGAGGTGGTGCCAAATGCCGGGACTGACTCCCGACGGAACCCCGATAGTGAAACGCCGCAGGTTCCGTCCGATCCGGCTCCTGCGGCAACCTCCGCCGAAATGACCGAAACGGGCAAAATCATGCCAGCCGAAAAATCGGCCGAGCCCGCAGAAACCAAGCCAGCACCTGCGCATCATCGCCGGGCATCCGGATTTCGCCGCGCCGGAGGCTTTGTGGGGAAATGGTGAATTTATGAAGACAAAAACATGTCGGGGCGGATGGTCGGGAGGAATGGTTCAGCCGGTCAGTAATCGGATGCCCGTGATCCTCTTGTTGATTGGCATCGCCGTCCTCTGCGCATTCTTTAGGTTCATCCCTATTTAATTGCCCTTCGGGGCATTTCCCAACAAACGCTTAGGGAGTGGCCCTAAGTACACAGATTCCGCTTCGCGAACCGCAGGTCATCGCCGCGGGGGATTCGCTTGAATGGATGCGGCAGCTCAACGATTTCAGCGCCAATGAGTGGACGCTGCATTACGTGCTGAGGAATCAGGGCAACATCTACAAATTCGACGCGACGAACGAGGCCGGGATATTCCTGATTCAGGTGGCGAGTTCCGTCACGGCCACATGGCTTCCGGGCAAATATTTGGTGGGGGCCTATGTCACCAAGGCCGACGAGCAAAAGCAGGTGCGGACGGCATTCCCCAACATGGTCGTGGGGCCAAACCTCGCGATTAATCCTGCCGGCGCGCCAACAATCAGTTGGGCGGCGCAATGCCTAGTGCAAATCGAGGCGACCATTCAGGCTCTCACGTCACGCACGGTCGAAACCGCCAGCGTCAATGGAAGCGCCTATACGCTCGCGAACATCAACGATCTTTTCCTTTTGCGCGAGCGGTTCAAATCCGAGGTGGGCCGTGAGGAACAGCAGGAACGCCTGAATGCCGGATTGGGCGCCGGAAACAAGGTCGCAGTGCGCTTCAAGTCTCTCAATCAACAAGCCTATCCGCCATCGCAATGGTGGCCCCCCTGGCAATGAGCAAACTGCTTCCCCGCCCTTTCCGCGTCGCCGCCCATGCATGGCGTTTTACCCGTGAATCCAATTTTTGCGCACGCATCGCCTTCGTCTTCCGCAATCGCCACCTGATGTTCTAATGCCCACCTTCCGCCAACGCCTCAAAGCGGCCATCGCCGGATTTGCGAATGGAGGGCGCGCGCGCCCGCAATATCCGGCGCCGATCTCGATGCGGGCTTTGCGCGAGGGACAGAAACGTTCTTATGCCGGCGCGATCTACGACCGGCTGACAGAAGATTGGAAATCGCCGCTCACGACCGGCGATGCCGAGATGCGGACCCGATTGCGCACGCTGCGCGGCCGCGCGCGGGAATTGGAGCGCAATGAGCCCTATTCGCTGCGATACCTCTCCAGGCTCGAAGACAATATCTACGATTTTCACGGCATCACCTTTAATTCGATGGCCGGCGAATGGCGAAAAGACCCCAAGACGCAAAAGCTCGCATGGGTGCTGGATGAAATGGATTCGGCCATCATCCAGGATGCGTATGCGCGCTGGAAGCGAGACTGCTTCGTTTCGGGAGACATGTCGCTGAATGAGGGTGGTCGGCTCGCGCTGCGCAGCACGGCCCGCGATGGCGACATGGTGGTAAAAAAGATCGTCGATTCTTCGAATGAGTTCGGCTGTCGCCTGCAACTTCTGGAAGCCGACATGATCGACGATATGCGGAATGAGGTCATACGCGTAGCGGATCAAGGCAATGGCGGCCGGGTTCTTTCCGAGGTCCGCATGGGCGTTCAGGTGAATGGCTACATGCGGCCGGAAGGATACTGGATTCTGAAGGCTCATCCCGGCGATCAGATGTGGTGGAATACGGACGGCTATCTGAGCGAGTTTCATCCTGCCAAAGACTTCATTCACCCGTTCAAGCGGCAGCGCATTACCCAGGTGCGCGATTGCACATGGTTGCATGGCATCATGCGCGATTTGAAGATGCTCGACGGTTATGACGAGGCGGCCATCGTTGCGGCGCGCACGGGCGCGGCTAAGATGGGATTTTTCACCCGCGGGTATAATGAGCCGGGCGACGGCTATACGGGTGAGCAACCCAAGGATGGCGACAAGACGATGGATTCAGAGCCCGGCCTGATTGAAGACCTTTCCGGTACGCCCGGATTGGATTTCAAACAGTGGGATCCGGCATATCCCCATGAGCAATATGACGATTTCATGAAGGTCCGGCTGCGGCGTATTGGCGCCGGTCTCGACATGAGCTATTACGCCATCGCCAACGATCTCACCGAGGTGAATTTCTCCAGCATTCGCGCCGGGCTGCTGGAGGATCGGGAGCATTTCAAGGCACTACAAACGTGGTGGATTTATCATTTCGAGACACCGGTTTTTCTGTTCTGGCTCAATATCGCGCTGGCGAATGGTTCGATGAAGGATCCGACAACCGGCCGCGCATTGCCCTATTCGAAGAAAACCAAGTTCGAAGAGCATCGCTTCCGCCCGCGCCGCTGGCCCTGGGTCGATCCGGAAAAGGACGCGCAGGCGAATAAAATCGCGGTGGATAATCGCTTCAAATCGCGCGATGAAGTCATCCAAGAGACGTCGCAGACCAACTTTGAAGAGGTCGTTGCGCAGCAGGGCCGCGAACAACAACAGGCCGAAAAGTTCGGCGTAGAGTTGCCGCCAGCGGCTGATTCACAGCCTGAAAAAGAACCTGATGGCGATGAGGGCGGCGAGGCAAAGGGTGGAAAAAAGCCTAAGAAGGATGACCGCAACGAGCCCACCACGGTTCTTAACGTCAATGTCGCGACCCCGACGGCAAATAAGCGCATCGTTGCCGAGCGCGATCCGGTGTCGCGCCGACTAGTCGTTACGCAAACCGAAAACTGAGCGATGCCCCTTTCCTCCCATTTCGCAAATCATCTCGTGGACTATATCGCGAGCCGCGAAATGTTCGTTTCGCTGCATAGCGCGGACCCAGGCGCCAACGGCACGAACGAGATCGCAATGGCCCGAAAATCGACCGAAAAGCTGTTTGGCGGTGGCGTCGCGGGCGTCAGCGCAAGCGCCCGAGAGGTCATGTTCGACGAGATGCCCTCAACGGACGTGACGCACGTCGGGCTTTGGGATTCGTCGCGCGGGGGCAAATTACTTGCCGCCGCCGAGCTGCCGAAAAAGAAAACCGTGGAGTCGGGCGACGCATTGCGCTTCAGTGCCGCGAAGCTCGTTCTGCATATCAAATAATTGCCATGCCCGATGGACTAAAGCTCACCGAACTGGACACCATTTCGCTGCCGGTCCAATCGACCGATCTTCTCTATCTCGTGCGCGAGGGCAGCGGGGCCGAATCATTCAAGGCGACGGTCGACGATATCGCCGCGGCAATTGGTGGGGATGTGACATCGGTAAATGGGCAAACCGGGGCTGTCGTTCTGGATGCCGGCGACGTCGGCGCAGCTCCCACCGGCTCAATCACCACATCGGGCCTCACGATGAATACGGCCCGAATTTTGGGTCGTACCACCGCCAGTGCAGGGGCGATTGAAGAGCTGACCGCTAGCGGCGTTCTGGATCTCATCAGCAGCACGCGCGGCGTTGTTCTCTACCGCAGCGCGAGCGGTTGGTCCGCGCTTACGCCCGGAACAGATGGTTATGTTTTGACGACGCATGGAGCCGGGGCCGATCCAACATGGGCCGCAGGCGGCGGGGGAACAGCCCTTAGCGCCAATTCGCTGACGTCGCTCACTGGCCAAACGCTCACGCTAGCGACCCTGGATAGTAATAAAAACATCCTGCTCACGCCCCATGGCACCGGATTAACGAAGCTTTCCACGAACAGCACGGGCGTTGCGGTGCAGATTCAAAATACCAATACCGGCGGATATAGCTCAATCGATTTTCTCGCGAGCGATGGAAGTATTGGGGCGAACATGGGATATGGTAATTCGGGCGTAGGGCTCGGAATCAGCACCATGCTTTTTTATTCAGGGTCCGCACCATTCGCCCTTTATACGGCCGGAACGCTGGCGCTTTCCATTAGCACATCCCAAAATGCGATATTCAGCGGCTCGCTGAAAACTTCGGCCCCAACGGGAGGATCCGCTGGCGCATGGAAGCTCGGGACATATGACGCCTCAGCAACGGTGCCAACAGGACGGATTAGAATCGAAGTAGCCGGGGCGGCTTATTATGTTCCAGGGGAAGCTATTTAATATCAGTCCACTAATGAGCATCGAAGAACATCGGGCGGATATCTGGCGAAGCATTCATGGGCTCACCGTGGAAACGTTGGTCAACAATCTCGCGCAGGCGCGCACCGTTAACGAGCAACTGAATGCTCAGAATGCTAAACAGGCGGCAGAAATCGCCGCGCTGAAGCAAACTTCAACTCCGGCTAAAAAAGAAATCCCATGACCCTCCTTCGCTTCTTCATCATTGGCTGTGCTACCATGGCCCTCTGTGCCGCCGCGGAACCGCGCATGCTGCGCTGTGCCTCGCAAATCGAAGCCGCGAATCTCGCCAATGTGTATGCCGCGGCCTTGAACGCCGAGGTGCATTTCACGAATGGTACACCGAGCATGGTTCCGGCGATCCCCGCACGCCGCGTGGCCGTGCTCGTGAAGAGGATGCCTTTCGAAGAAATCGCTCGGGACGATATCGCATTGCGGGTCGATGGCCTCTGTCACCGCGCACTCGTCAAGCGTGAGGAAGCGTGGATCACGAAGGGCGACAATAATCCCGCGCGCGATCTCGCATTGCTCACGTCCGCCAATTTCCTCGGAATCGTTGTTATGATTTTGGACTACCCATGAATGAGAACATCGCTCCCTCCGCTTCCAGTGCTGCCACGGTCACGCGCGGCGCTGGCCATACTGAAACCATCATGCCGCATGGTCGTTATGAGGTCGATTGCCGCCGCAATGGGCAGCTCGTGTGGCGCGATACCATCGACAACCTAATTACGAACGTAGGGAGCAATTTGATCAACGATACGATCCTTGGCAACTCAGCGGCTGGCGCGGTGGTGATGGGCCTCATGGGGGCTGGAACCCCGAATGTTGCCGACACCCAGGCGTCGCATGCGGGCTGGCTCGAAGTCGGGCTTGCAAACCTCCCGACCTATACGGGCAATCGGCAGACGCCTTCATTTTCCGCATCCTCCGCGCGCTCCAAGGCCACGTCCGCACCCTGCACGTTCCCAATCACGAATACCGGGAACGTCGCCGGATGCTTTATCAACGTGGGCGGCAGTGCCACGAAGGACAATACGAGCGGAACCCTCCTTTCCGTCGGAGCATTCGCCAATGGCACGAAGCCGGTTTCCAACGGCGACACCATCAACGTGAATTACACGTTTACGTCATAGTGGTCGGGTGAGAGGGTGGCCGCATGGCAATTTCCCTCGTCACAGGTGGGGCGCTCTCCGCTGTAGCGAACAACGGCGGAAACCCGTCGATCACGCTCCCAACGATGGCGCAGGGGGATGTTGTAATTGCTTTCGGGGGCGGCCCATTTCGCTCGGGCTACACGCCTGGCGCATCATCGGCTGGGTACACACAGATTTCGATTAACAATACGAGCGGCGCGGCATTCTGGATTGGGCGCAAGGTGATGGGGGCAAGTCCAGACGCGACGTTCGTTGGGCTCGGGAGCGGCAATAGTGCGGATGCGACGGCCTATGCGGTCTATGTTTTGCGCGGAGTCTCGGCATCAATCGTTGACGCCACGACTACGACCGCCGGCCCCACAACCTCCACCAACCCCGACGCGCCATCAATTGACACCGTTACCGATGGCGCCTGGGTACTCGCGCTTGCGCTCTCGGTCGTCAACGACACATCCATCACTGCCCCGATCGGCTACAGTAATGCGATTGCGAATAATCAGACGGATACCAATCCGGCGACGATAGGTGGCGCGACTATCACAAGGGCGACTGCGGGTACGGAGAATCCGCCAAGTTGGACCAATTGGTCATCGGGTGTGTGGTGTGCGGCGACGGTGGCGATCCGTTCTGCAATTCAGCTCTCGTCCATTACCGAGACGCTGACGCTCTCGGAATCCAGTAGCGCGACGGCGATCCTGTCCGATCGTGTAACCGAAACGCTTTCGCCGGCTGATTCCTCGACTCCCATCACCGCCTATCGGGATTCGGTTAGCGAGACCGCCATTCCTTTCGATTCGCCGAGCGCATCGGCGGTGTTTTCTGCTTCGGCCTCTGAAACGCTCACTCCAAATGATAGCCCATCCGCCTCGGGGCGGTTTCCTTCTTCCGTAATTGAGTCCGCAAGCCCTTCGGATGCTGCCAATGCCGCCGGGACATTCCCGGCATCTATCGGGGAATCCATTGCGCCTTCGGAAAGCTCGGGGGCTATTAAAATCGTATCAGAGGGCATTACCGAGGCTCTGTCTCCCGCCGAATTATCCGAAGCGGAGGTGACGAGCGGTCATCATGGCATTTGCGGCCTGTTCCTGCTCCAAAACGGAGAACCGCTGCTGCTTGAGGGTAATCTGGGCCCCCTGCGGCTCACTCCCGCGCCAACGCCAGGGCTCCCCATTCTATTGCAAAGTGGCGAACCGCTCCTGCTCGAATGCGACGCGATGGGGGCGCTACTCTACACTCACGAAATTCCGGTTCCGCCCGTTCCTCCGCCACCAGAGCCCGAATCCCTGAAGGCGACAACTTACGGCCTAGGCGGCGCCTTCGTGCGTTGGGACAGCATTCCGATTTCGACCCCGACAAAATTCTGGGAGGTGCAGGATGCCGCGGCGATTTTTTCGGCCGAATTCAGCTTCAGTGCCGAGGCAGAAGTGATTCACGGAGCGCGGGCCGCAATCGTCATCGAAACCCGATGGGAGGCCGAGGTAGTCCGCACCGTCAATGCTCAGGCGGAAATTTCGGGCCAAATTTGCTTGGATGCAGCTCCCCATGCGGTTTCCTCCGAAACATTGCAGAGGGAACTTGAGGATGACGAGGAACTGGCGATCCTGCTTTCTGAGCTTTGATGCTTAGGGCCAACTTGACACATTGGTAAATTTTCCCCATTTGGCATCGGTTAAATGCCGACCATCACCAAGAAAAGCCCCGATGAAGTCCGGCGCCTCGTGTCGGAAGTGCTGGCCGACAAGCGCAGTCAGGAATCGACCCGCGATTTCGTCTTGGAGCGTGCAGCCATCGACGAAAAGGCGCGCACGGTGCCCCTTTCCTTCGCGTCGGAAACGCCGGTTGAACGCTGGTTCGGGTCGGAAATTCTCGAATGCACCTCCGACGCCTGCGATTTGAAACGGCTGCGCAACGGCGGTGCCCTTTTGCTCGATCACAATTCGCGCGATCAAATTGGCGTGATTGAGTCATGCGAGGTGAAGGGCGGGAAGTGCCGCGCGATCGTGCGCTTCTCCAAGTCCGCCCGTGCGCAGGAAATCTTTCAGGACGTGATCGACGGTATCCGTAGCTTGGTCAGCGTCGGCTACCGCGTCAAAAACATGGTGCTCGCCGAATCGGACACGGAGGCTGGGGACAGCTACCGGGTCACGGAATGGGAGCCCTATGAGATTAGCCTCGTCAGCATCCCCGCCGATGACTCCGTAGGCGTGGGCCGCAGCAAGGAGACAACCGCAACTAAATCACTTCCGAAAATGGCCGAAACTACCACCACGACCGAGGAGAAACCCAAGGTCGAAGCCGTGCAGGAGCGCAAAGCGCCGCCCGCCGACAACAGCCGCATCACCGAGATCATTGCTCTCGGCCGCGGTTTCAACGTTCCACAGGAACGCATCAACAAGGCGCTGGCGGAAAGCGAATCTGCTGCCGATTTCGCACAGGTTTGCCTCCGCGAATTCGCCAAGGCCGAACCCGTCGCCACGCCGCCCACCATCGGCATGAACCGCGCCGAACGGCGCCGGTACTCGATGACACGCGCGATCAACCGCATCGCCAACCGGCAGGAACTCGACGGCCTCGAGCGCGAGGCTTCCGACGCCGCCGCGAAACTCTACAAGCGCGAGGTGCCGGCCGCCGGCTTCATCCTCCCACACGACATGAGCACCTATGGCGACCGCGAGTTGATCGCCGCGATGCTCCGTGTCAGTCCCTCGCTCGCATGGACGCCCTATGGCAAGCAGCTCGAACGCGGGCTTCTTGCCAACAACTTCACGGGCGCCGGCGCGTTGATCGCAGAGGACTTCCTTGGAGGCTCCTTCATCGAATTACTGCGCAACCGGGCGCTCCTGACCTCCCTCGGCGTGGGCACGTTGTCCGGCCTCACCGGCAACGTCGCGATTCCGCGGCAAAGTGCCGCCGCAACAGCCTACTGGCTCGACGAAGGTGCCGCGGTGACCGCCTCCCAGCAGGCATTCGCGCAGGTCCTCGCGACCCCGAAGCGCCTCGCCGCGCAGACGGCCTACAACAAACAGCTGCTCGCCCAGAGCACGCTCGATGTTGAAGCCCTCGTGCGCGACGACCACGTTCGCATCATCGCCTTGGCGAAAGACCTCGCCGGCATTCAGGGCACCGGCGGTTCCCAGCCGCGCGGCATCTTGAACGGCCCGACGACCGATTCTACGGGCGGCGGCAACAACGTGACGTCGCTCACATGGGGCACGACGGCCACCCGCACGAACCAGCTCGCCTTCATGGCGGCGATCCAGACGGCGAATGCCGACCTCGGCACGATCCAATGGCTCACCAATCCGACGGTGCGCGCGAAGTGGCAGAGCATCCCGCAGGTGTCCAATTACCCCGTTTTCCTCACGAATGACGAGGGGCTGAGCATCGGCTACCCGACCAACATCACGAACCAGATCAGCACGACCGGCACCTACGCCAATCGTACGATTCTCGGCGCGTGGGGGCAGGCGATGTTCTGCGATTGGGCCGGCTACGACATCGTGGTCGACCCCTACACCCGTGCCGCCAACAACGAGATCGTCGTGACCGTGAACCTGATGACGGACTTCA